TTAATATTTTTTGTTAAATCCTTAATTTTTTGCAAGTTCATCTGTGAAAATTTTGACACTGCAAAACCCCACTCTCGTTGTAAAACGAGTTATTTTTATCCTGTTTTGTATTGCTTTCAATAAAGTGGGGTCGCTTGCAGCCGAAAAAAGTCGGATCACCCGGTCAGAATGGCCATGATCTCGGCATAGCGATCGACGCCGCCGACGCGGAACAGGCCCGAGAGCATGTCGATCTCGACCTCATCGACCCCGTCGACAACACGGCGGTAGTAGGAGAGCGGCAGGGTGTACTTGTGCTCGGTATCGTCGCCCGCCTTGGACTTGCCCAGGTCGATCTCGGTGAAGCGACCGCCCAGATAGATCTCGACCGACTGGGGCGGGCTGCCGTCGTCGGCCTGATAGGCACCGACCAGACGCAAGGGCACGCCTGCCACGTCGGTCGTGCCGAAGGTGCGGATCAGCGTGGCGGTGTGGCCGCCCATGGTGAGGGTGGCCTCCATCGCTTCGAGGCCTTTGTCGATCTTGATCGGGCCGGGCATCCCGCCCCCGCGCCAGTCGTCGGTGGCGATCGACAGCTTGGGTTCCTCGAATTCGGCGATCACGCCCAGAAAGCTGGTGTTGGCGCCATAGGCGTTGATGTCTTTGAGTTTGCTGGGAAGGCCCATGGCCGGTTCCTTTCAGAAGGGATGCTGGTGGGGATGGGCCGGGGTCAGCCGGTCACGCTCTGGGCAAAGCCCGAGTAGTAGGTGTCGGTGATCACCAGATTGACCTGCGGGTTTTCCATCGGCGCGCAGGGGGTGAACTGGAGGCGGAAATTGGGCCGCCCGGCGGCCAGTTCGCCCGAGGTGTTGGCATCGGCATCGAAGAAGGCCTGCGCGCCCATGATCCAGCCTCGCAGGGTGTATTTGCGGAACTGCGCGTTGACCGTTTCGAGCAGATCCTTGACCAGGCCCACGGTCATGGGCTGGTCGAAGAACGGCGAGAACGTCGCCGCGATCACGTCCTGCAAGGCATAGCTGGTGCGCGTGGCGCTCTCGAAGGTGAACTGGGTCTGGTCGTCGCCCGCGCAAGTGCGGTTGCCCCAGAAGCGATAGCCTGCGGTGGTGCGGATGATCGTGGTGATGTCGGCGTCGTTGAGCAGGCCCGCGTCGGTGTCGTTGTCGAGCAGATCATAGTGAACGTCCTGCGTGACGGTGGTGATGCCCGGCACGGTCACGTTGCTGATCGTCTTGTGCCAGCCCGTCGTCTCGTCGAGCCAGGCGCGCAGGCCCATGGCGCGGGCGATGGCGTCTCCGGTCACGCTGGCCGAGCTGTCGGGCCAGATCAGCATCAGTTCGCGGCTGCCGAAGTCTGCGCGATAGGCCCGTGCCTCGGCATTGGTCGCGCCGATCGCGCGGGCATAGGCAAAGCCGCGCAGCTTTTTGGCCAGGATGGCCAGCTTGGTGGTGACCGCCTCGCTGTCCAGCCCCGGCGCACCCAGGATGCGCGGGCGATAGCCGGTCTGGGCCTCGGCCTTCAGCAGGGCCTGCATGCCGGTATAGGTTGCGCCGTCGGTCGCGCCGATCACGGCGGCATCCTGTGCCTGTGCATCCTCGCTCACGGCCACGCGCACGACGATGATGGTGGGGGTGACGATGTCGTCGATGGCGGTGAGCGCGGCCTTGAGTGTGCCGCCGCTGCCCGCCTTGCCCGCCGCCACGGCAGCCGAGGTGAACAGCACCGGGGTATCGAGCGGAAAGGCCGCGTCGATGGCGGCCTGATTCTCGGGGGCGATGGCGGTGGAGGTGCCGATCAGGCCGATGATGGCGCTCGACCGGGTGCTGATGGTGCGGGTGCCGGAGATCGATTCGGTAAGCGTGATGCCATGGGGCATGGCCAGTATCCTTCAGCGCGAGAACGAGGGGAGCGGAATGGTGAGGGTGAGCAGGCTGTTGGCGCGGCCTGCGGTGTCGACTTTGCCGGTGATGATCACGGCGAGGTTGCCCTGGGCCGGAGCGCCCGCGAGCGTGACCCTGGTGACGGTGAATTCCCGCTCCCACGTCTGGATCGCGAGGGCCGTGGCCGCGCGCAGCAGATGGGCGGTGGCGGCATTGGCGGGCTGGTCGATCAACTCGCGCCAGAGCGAGCCATAATCGAAGCGCATTTGCCGGGTGCCGATGGGGGTGCTCAGAATGTCACCGATCCGTTGCGCCAGATGCGCAGTGCCCGAGAGGGCCTTTCCGGTGGTGGCGTCCATTCCGTTCATGGCCAAAAGCCATGCCCCCCGCCACGCGCGGGGGCGAGGCGGGGGGCAGGTAGAGGGGCCGGTTACGGATGGGGCTTGGGCGCGCCGTTAGGGAGAGGCATCATCTCCGCATATTTTGCGGCGAATGAGGCGGGTACCTGCTGCCAGCCCGCAATGGCTACCACGAGTAATAGGAGCGTATCTTTGTGAAAAATTCCGTGAGATGCGGAAGTATCTTGTTTAGACCATCCAAATTCCCGCCGAAAAGGCCAGCTTTGAGTTCCGGCGAGGTGGAAGAAAGGCCTCGCAAATAGTCCATTCGCTGATTTATGCTCGTGCTCCCCTCGCGCCGCCATACGAAGCGCCCAGGCGGAACCCAGAACCAGAGACTCTTATCTTCCATCGCCGGCAGCCTTTGGTAACCAGATTCTGCCGCGATCAGGAACTCACTGTCGTCCCAGAGCGGGTCGGCCTCATTTGGCCCTACGACGATGTCTTTAGCTTCATTCACAAAAATCTTCGAGAAGTAGTCGCTATGCGGTGTGTGATGGTTTTCCAGCCCCTCAAGAATCTTCCAGTCGACGGTGTCGAGAGCCGCGAAAGGTAGAAGTGTCACGGCTGGCAGGCCTTGCTCGAACTTGGCTGGAATGGTCAGATGCATCAGGCGGGCTGCACGGTCATATGCATCTGCCCTTAGTAGCGATGCCGCGACACCCCACTGAAAACATAGTGACGCGCCGAGCAGTCGAAGCGATATGACCCAAGTGAAACCTGAGCCATCCATATCTCGGAATGTGATTGCCACGATCGCGCGGAGCATTGTGCGGAACGCTTCATCGGTGCCCCATCTCGCTCCGATCATCACGAGTCTGCGCAACCCTTCGGACTTGGCCACAATCCTTTTAACAAGATCATTGATCGAGGCGTTATCGGGAGCGCCTTGAAAAAATTCGTTGCTACGCACCCAGTCTGAAAAGCGGTAAACTTCGTGGGCCAAAAGGTCAGTCCATTCAGCCGAATATCGATCATCACGGCAAAGCTTTTTGCCTTCGGCAACAAGGAGCGCAATCGATTCCGGATGCAATCGATTCATGGTCGCAAGGGCTTCGACCTTGTTTGTCAACTGCATGAAAAAACTGTCAGCATCTGTGATGGGAATGAGCTTACCTGCTCGCAGCGTCAGGAGGTCGCTGCCGAGTTGCGATAGCGCACCACGTGAAGCCCAGTAAAATGGAAATCGTCGACTTGGAGTACGGGTGATCGCAGCGCGAAGTGCTGTGTCCCAATCGCCAGACCATCCTGCGATAATCAGGCCATATTCGTCGAGTACTCTGTCGACGAGAGTATCCATCGGAGGAGAGTAGGTTTCCAGCTCATCCTGCGTGTTTTTGATGCGTGCATCCATGTAGTCGCCGTGCAGTTTGATGATGGTGCAGCGAGAATGGACGAGCGGGGTAGCGCCAAGAATGGCGTCATCCGATCCGATTACGGTTGGCTCGATGCCGACGTCACGTAGAGCGTTTTCAAGCAAACGGTCGAAGTTGGTCGTTAGAATCACGCGAATTGAGCCGAGAGCCACAAGATTCGCTATAGCCCGATGAGCCGCCGTCGGTTGGCGCGGCTCCTCCCCATCTTGGGCCTCAATGTAGGCGTGGATGACGGACCGCCGTTCCGCCGGGGTAGCAGCGACAGCGTCTAGAATTTCGGAATAACTTGGCTCTTTCTTGTATGTCTCTCGATACCAGACTGCCCAATCTTGCTGATCCGAGACGCCCTGAACGCTGCCTAGCCGACGTATGAGATCAAGCGTGATTTCCCAACCGGTCGGCACGCCAGCTGATCGGGATATTCCGCTACCGAGCAGAAGGGCTTGCACTCCCGGAGAATGGTGGAGCGTCAGGGAAAGAGAATCGATTGGATCAATCTGGATCTTTGGCATGCCGCAACAGTAACGGTCTTGAGACATTGTTGGAATGAGCCTTGTTCAGAAGGCCCAGTCGT